CGGAGGCTGCGGGGACTCTTCAGGGGCTTCCAGCCACGTTCCGGAGCGACACGGTTGTACTCCTCGAAGATCTCCATGTCAGTATAAACCGGAACGCGGCTGCGTTTCAATGCTACAAGGTAACGCCCGCCGTCCTCCTCGATCTTCAGCGTGTTGCTGTTGCCGTATTTACCGCTCACAAGCACACCGTAGTTGTCGGGACGGAACTTGTTTATCAGGGCTTTCAAACGCCCCACACTGCCCGGAAGACTGTGCCCGTACACCGGACGCCATTCCTCACTCGTGACAAGCAGAAGTTCCCAAAGGTTACGGCGGAAACCGGTCAGCTTGTTATTGGATGAACTCAAGCGTTTGAACTCTTCCATCAACGCGTTCAGCACCGAAGCGTTCCAGGTGTATTCCTTCTTCACATCCTCGGGAAGAGCGACCATCTCACCGTTCTTGTCGTAACGGTAATCCTCGAAAAAGTTCTCGGCCTTCTCGTCTTTCTTCACTATGTTACGGATCATTTCCTGTCTCATTTGTTTCTCGGGTTCGCCATGACGCTCAACCCAACGTTTCTTGTATTTCTCGGGAAGGGAGGAATAGGCATACAGAGCCGGATTATTTTCACCACCGCCACGGGAAACGACATCCAGTTTTTCTCGGGACAGCTGGCTATTCAAAGTGCCTTTGGGCATTATATCCAGCAACTCTTTGTAAGTTACACACAATATATTATCAAAGTATTCCATCTCCCAGCTTGATTATCAATCCTCTAAATCATTCAAAGGGACATGCTTCTTCAGCAGCCGCACGGAGATCCCGAAATTCAACACTACGAGAAGTTCCAGCAGCGGATTAATAAAAAAAATAGAGAGCAGGATCCCGAAACTCATACAGAAGTAAAGCACGCAAAAGCGCTGTTTTCGTTTCAGACGAGCAAACCAGTGCAGCTGGTCGCTGAACAATGTCATCAAATCATTTTTCATGGCTACTTGTATTTTGAGGATTACCACCTACTTTGGATCCACCGCGCTCAATGGCGAGCTTACGAATGGAACGGGCCAGTTTGCTGTTCTTACGGAAGGCAAGCGCATGACTCACCATCACGTTTGTACAGCCCATCAGTTCGGCAATTTTATTCACCTCACCGTATTCTACAACTATTCGTTCTTTCATACTATCTAATATTTAAATTATCGTAGTGGGCAGTCGCGGATTCGAACCGCGGACCATAACCTCTCCATTATAGGAGTTTAGTTTGTTCTACCAGCTGAACTAACTGCCCGAGAAAATTATTAAAGCTCCTTTATCGCATCCTCCGGAACACATATTACAGTCCAAACCTGACCATTTTTCATATAATCGATATTATATTCCCGCACGAACGTACAAATGTTATAATCCCAGTCACGAACTATACCATCAATGATCTCACCATTTCTCTTGGTGATTCTCACACTTTGTCCCTTTTTAAATTTTACTTCCATTTTGCTTCTTTTTAAATTCTCATTGTTACCTCAAGCCTTTTTTGTAGCTTTGGGGCGTGTTTAAACTTTAATCACGTGGCAAATATAGTCTAAGTTTCTTAGACAACAAAGTGTTAATCCAAATAATTTAGATTTATGAGCGTTTTTTCTAAGAATCTTAGATATCTAAGGGAGAGTAGGGGACTTAAATTAGATGAATTTGAGTTTCTGGGCATCAAAAAAGGTACAATGTCAAACTATGAACTGGGTAATACAGAACCTAAATTGAGTTTGTTATGTGAAATATCTAAGTTTTTTAGAATATCAATCGACGACTTTCTTTTAAAAGATATAGAAGCCGAAAAAATTACACCAGTAGTAACGGAAACAGCTCCTCCAGAAACAGCTAACAATAATTTTAGGGAGCTTCTGGATGTTTTAAGGGAAAAAGACTCCACCATTCGAGAAATGGCAGAGGAAATAGGGATGCTCAAACAGACAATTACACAACTTAAACAGGACAAGTCGGGGCGTGTTTCGGATGCAAGCGATTCTACGGTTGCCAATGCCATCTAAAACGTGTTTTATGGGGAAAGGGAGGTAAAAACAGTTAAATCACTATTTTACAGCAGAATATATAAAAATACAGGGGAGTAAATAAATATTATCTATATACAATTTACCCCCTACAATATTATAAAAACCGATGAATACCAAATAAAAAAAAGATATTTCCCCGTTTTATTAGAACAAAATAGGCACAAAAATGAATAACCAAATGAATAAGCAATCAAAACATTTCGTTTTTGTAATAGCTTAAATGAATAACCAAATGAATAAGCAAGTGAATAACCTTTCCACTTTTTAAGACGTTCAAAGCGTTCAAACGGATAAATACAGCCTTCCATCATAGTTTGACACTTATAAGGGCAAAAAAAGCCGCTTTTGCGGCTTTTAATTGCGTTCTAAGGCATTTTATCCCTTTCTGGTACATGTTATCAAGCGAGACTGAATAATCATTGCACGTTTCGTGTATTTGGCAATGTCATCAACCAGTCCAGCATGTAAAAGACTACTCTTAGTGATTCCGACCTGTTTCTCCGTCAGAGTTTCAAAAATGGCCGATATACTACCAAAGTAGATGTTCTTTTTCTCAAAAATCAAATGTACATGGATAACTTTACTCATGATATATAGTATTTATTTCACTGCAAATATACCAAATATCAGCTATATGGAATAATTTTAATAAATAAAAATAGGAGAGAAGCGAAGCGCTCCCCTACTCCACTTGCATAAATTACACCATTTGGTTATCTTTGTATATGGAAGTATGGCCTGGGCAAAGCATCGGAGTGAAATAATACCATACTGCCTGAATTCTCCCCTACTCCACTCCTAATGTAAAGAGATTCATTTGAACGGTGTTCAAACAAGGTTCAAATGTAAGCTCGATGTAAAGCGATGTAAACGCTTCGTTTTTCCACCCAGCTCACTCCTACCCCGTTCTAACGCTTTGAAAACCAAAGCAATCAGATATTTTCAGACCGACCGAACTTTGACACGCATCGTTTCTCCCCCCTTATATGCCTGCTTTTTCCGTACCAACTGGGAACCGGTAGAACACCTGAAACGTTTGGTTACAATAGCCGCCTCATATACCGACAAACAATCACGTTATTACGGTAACGAGGTATTATACAATGCAATCAGAGATGCCCTGCAGTATTGGGTGAAACAAGACCCTACCTGTTTCAACTGGTGGTATAACCAGATTTCCGTTCCGCAAACACAAGCCTCGCTCCTTGCTCTGATGGATGCGGGACAAAGGAAACTTCCGTCCGAAATCCGTATGCCTATTTTAAAAGCAATGGGCGAACGCAGCGACCCACGCAAATGGACCGGCGCCAATAAAATGGACATTGCCATTCATCATTTAGTAAGAGGGTGCCTGTTGAAGAATGACAGTATTGTGCGTGTCAATGCCGATGAAATATTCTATCCCGTACAAATCGTTGCAAACGAAGGCATACAGGAAGACTTGTCTTATCACCAGCACGGGCCGCAACTTTACATCGGCGGATACGGAACAGTGTTCGTTGACAACATAGTCCGCATGGGCAATATCCTCAACGGTACAAAATATGCCATGAATCCGGAGAAACTCACCTTGTTTTCCAACTTTATCCGCAACACCTACTTCAATGTATTCCGAAGCAGGTATCTGGACTTCAGTGTAACAGGCAGAGGTGTCAGCCGCAAAGGAACATTGGATTATGGGGATTGCGCAGCCCTGTTCAGAAACCTGCAGGCCCTTGATGCCAAACATGCCGGCGAATATGCAGACATTGCCCGCCGTTTCCTCACCCGGGAAGCATCGTATCAGCGTTCGGACAAGAATACAATGTATCATTGCTCAGACTATATGCTACACAACCGACAAAATTACGACTTTTCCGTGCGCACCTCTTCAACACGCACCAACAAGACCGAAAGCGGTAACGGTGAAAATCTATACGGGACCTATATGAGTGACGGCGCCACCAACATTCGCGTCAACGGCAATGAGTATGCCGACATCTTCCCCGTCTGGGAGTGGGACAGAATACCGGGAACCACCTTGCCTGCAGGCGAAAAACGCAATCCCGTTGACTGGGGAAGCAAAGGAACCTGCACATTCACAGGGGGAGTGTCCGATGGGAAATACGGTGTAATGACTTTCAAGATGGATGACTATGGTGTAAAAGCTCAAAAATCATGGTTTATGTTCGACAACGAAGTGGTTTGCTTAGGCAGCGGAATCGGTTCAAATGTTCCGACAGACATCGTTACCACTGTCAATCAATGCCATCTGGATGGAAATGTATGGATAAATACGGGAAAAGCGCTCCAGCAAGCAACCCAAGGAGAATTTGTTTTTGAGCAGGCTCCGCAATGGATCTGGCATGACAGTATCGCCTATCTCTTCCCTCAGGGAAACAATATAAAGCTAAAGATGGACAGACAAAAAGGCAACTGGGCAAAAATCAATTTCAATTATCCTGCTACGGAAATCAGCATGCCGATATTCAATCTGGTCATTAATCACGGACAATCTCCCCGAAACGCATCTTACGCATATATCGTTGTACCGGGAATCAACCATCCGGAAAAAATGAAAACATACTCCTGCCGTCATCTGAAAATAGAACGGAATGATACGGAAATACAAGCCGTCAATAATCGGAAATCGGGAATTCTGCAAATCGTATTCTTCAAGCCCGGCACTTTCGACAATGAAGAAATAAAGGTAAAAGCCCTGAAGCCCTGTGTTGTACAAATAAAGAGAAGCAAAGGCAAGGTGACGGATATGCAGATTGCCGATCCGCAAAATCAAGAAAAGCTAAAGCCGGGAGTAGATGTGATAATCTTATAATAATAAGCATATAAAAAGTGGTTGTGTCAAAACGAACTCGCTGATATTCTTGTTTTGACACAACCACCGATTCGACCACCGAGTTTTCAAGGGTCAATGTAAAAACCTGAGGGGTAAATTTATAAATTGTTATCTTTGTCTCCAAATTCATAGCTTATGGAGTTAAACGGTTATCGCCTTCTTCTTCCTGAAGGCACTTTAGACTACTTTGATCT